GATGTGGTGAGTATCGTTCCTGTTGTTGCGACTGCAATAACTACAACGATAGAAAGCTCGTCTGAAAGCTCGTCTGAAGACACGTCTGAAGACACGTCTGAAGACACGTCTGAAGACACGTCTGAAAACACATAGGACAAAAACTAGGAGTTAGATAAATGAGGTATATCTTTATCCAGCCTGCCATCTTGAGACTAGTTTGGGAGTTAGAAGTCGCCATCTACCGCATGATGAAATTGGGAGTGAAAGCCGAGGATATTACAATTATCCTTGATACGAGTAGCTCCCGATATGCGGAGCGATTGAGTTATCTCGGTTGTGAGATTATCTGCTATCAAGACAACAGAATGGACAAGAGGTATATCCCTTCGATACGACCGTTTTTTTGGCAGAGGTATCTGTTGGAAGACCCTGCCAGAGAGCAAGGTACATACTTCTACCTTGACAGCGACACGTTATTCTCGGATATCCCGAAGGTGAAGCCGACAGTCAAAAGATGGTATGCGTCAGACTGTACTAATTATCTAGGGCACAAATACATCGACAGTAAGGGCGAAGGACTACTAGAAAGAATGGCAAGCATAGTCAAAATTGACCCTGCCATTGTCCGCAGTCATGATATTGCCGCAGGCGCGCATTGGGTGATAAAAAACCCGACCGCCGCATATTGGGGCAAGGTGTATGCCGACAGTATCAATCTGTACGCATATCTATGTAGCGTAGAAAGTCAGTATGTACGTGGAAAGCCTAAAGGATACGTCCCGATACAAAAATGGACCGCTGAAATGTGGGCGCAGTTGTGGAACGTATATCTGTTAGGCATTGAGGCAAAGGCACATAAAGAATTGTCCTTTGTATTTGCGACCGATACCCGAGACCGAGCGGAGCAGGTGAAAATCGTGCATAACGCAGGGGCGAGAAGCAAACACAAGGACAGACTGTTTCAGCGAAGCGAGTATCGCAACAGCGAGCCGTTTGAGGCGGATTTATCGTTTGTTGACCCGACATCTGCAAGCTGGGTATATGTGCAAGGCATTAAGGAGGTTAGAGCGTTGGCTAAGCACAGAGTCATAAAAGGTTTCCGAGACAAGACCGATAGCGTACCTTATTATGTCGGTGATAAGTTTCCGAAGCCTGCCAATAAAATTGTTCCTGATGTGCGTCTAAAAATGCTAATCAGGAAGGGTTTGATTGAGGCAATCGAAGAAGTTGAAGAAGTTGAAGAGGTTGAAAAAGTCGAGGCAGTAGAAGAGGATTGAAGCGATGGCGAGGTTGACATACACAAAATACAAAACGATGTCAGCGAGGCAGATTGAAGAGAAAGAATTCAATCGGCTAATTGCCGCCGCCGAAGAAGTTATCAATATTGCTACGATGAGGCATTATCAATTCAACGACTTTGCAGGTGACTTTGAATGGCGGAAAGAGGCGTACCTGATGGCAATCGCACAGCAAGTGGATTATTTTTCAGAGATAGGGGCGACAAGCCTTGAAGCTATCAATGCAAGACCACAGAGCATATCGCTGGGGCGGACGTCCATCTCTTACGGTTCAAGTCAATCATTAGTCAAAGAAGGTCAAGCGACCTCGCTATTGTGTCATGGAGCGGAAAACTCGCTTGTAGGCACAGGGCTGTTATATAGGGGGGTAAAAACATGGTGAAGCTAGACGAGCGTGTATTGGTACACAGCATTGATTACTATCCTTATGTCGGAGAGGACAAATATCACCAGCCGAGTTATGGAGCGAAACAGACCATAAGCAAGTGCAGAGTGGACTTGACTTATCGATACATGAAGAATAGTAGCGAACAGGCAAAGGACATCTATGCGATTGTTTTTTGCTATGCAGGATACACGGAGCCGTTTACGACATTCACCGCAAAATCAAAAGTAGTCCTTGCTGACGGCAAGGAAACAATAATCGCAGAAGTGATACCCGTACCGTATCCGTATAGTGCAGACCTCTTCGCCTACGAACTGGAGCTAGTGTGATAAGGGTAAATGTCAAAACCAATATCGAAAATGCTGTTGAGGTTTTTCAACCGATGAGACAACAGCGTGCGGCGTATGCGCTAGCAAGTCAAATGTTGGCAGACATGACTAAATATGTTCCGAGGCGAGAAGGTTTTTTGCAAATGAGCGGTCACGTTAGCGCAGACATTAAGAGTCTAATCTGGCGGACACCGTATGCAAAGGCACAATATTATGGCGGTAACGGCAGAACGCAATACAGAAATTACACGACTCCAGGGACTGGCAAGCGATGGGACTTGACCGCTAAAGCCAATCACATGAAGAGCTGGGAGCGAGTATATCTGAACGCAATGGGGTTATGATGATGGCAGACGATGAAGTGACAATCGAAGAAACGACCGAAGAAACAATCGAAGAAACGACCGAAACTCCAACGGAATATTACATGGACTATGAAGATAGGCTAATGGAGAAGATTGAAGAGGTTGCGAGCAAGTATCCGATATTTACTGACGTAGTCAGCGAGGACAGCTCGATATCGGTTGCGACCTTGCCTGCCAGCACAGTTGTCAGACAGTACTATAACGGTATTTCTGACAAAGAATATATACACGAATTGACCGCCAAAGCGAAAGCGAGCGAGCGAGCGCAAGCGACAAAAGAACTGGCGGCGATTGGTGTTAAGTTGGAGCAACTTGCAGATATTCCGAGCAATAATCAGAGTTATGACTTTGGAGGGATAACAGTCACGAATGAGCTGTTTTTCTCCGAGGCTACGACTGACGGCTGGATATATTTCAGGCTGCAAATTAAAACATTATTAACAGTTTACGAGGTATGAATTATGGCTAGAAACAAAAACGCACTAAGACAGCATTATGTAGCGGAAGTGCCTTCAACAGGCTTGCCTGACGAAGGCGACTACAAATTGCTGGCACAATGGATATCGGACATCAGCGATGAGACTGATGAAAATGTAGAGTCCACAGCATTTTACGATGGTGATGGCACTCCTACATCTGACGTGACAAGCGTGGCGATGGCATGGTCTTTCGAGGGATTTTACGACTCTGCGAATGAGGCGCAAGCCTTGATACAAGCAATGAAACTTTTAACAGGTGATGGGCGCAAGATCTATCACAAAATTATAGAGAGCGACGGAACAAAGCAGTATGTAGGCGTTGCTACAGTAACCGATATTGTGACAGGTGGCGGAGCGGCAGAAGACTACGAGGAATTCTCCTGCACTATCACCTATGACAAAATTCCGACATACGAGGATGTCACAACAGAGTCAACCACAGAAAATACTTAAACGATAGGGCAGGGGTAACCTTGCCCTATTGCATAATAAAAATTAAAGAAGGGGAGAAATAAAGGTCATGGCAAATGAAATGAAAAGAATTGAAATTGATGTAAAGCGTACAGGGTTTCCTGTATCTGTTGGTGAAGTAGAGTTATACTTTGACAGCTCAATCGAGAGCCTTCGAAAATTCCTGACCCTTGACGAACAGATAGACAAAAAGACCGCCGAGTTACAAGACGTGATAAAGGACATGCCCGACATGAGCGACCCTCAAGCATTGGCAGAAGACTATGACAAGGCGCAGATAATCATACAAAAGCAGGCGGAGTTGTCATGGGATATAACCTTTGGCGAGGGGACGTTTAACAAACTGTATGAAAAGTATCCTGATATCTGGGCGCTAAGCGAAGCGTTTGACGCAGTTGGTGAGGCAATCGGGAAACGAATTGAAGAGATGGCAGAAGAACGTATTGCAGGCGTGCAAGAATTGAAAAAAGAAGCATTGGCGAAGAAAGCAAAGAAGACTGCCAAAAAGTAGGTAGTCTATGAAACTTAATGACTCATTGCCTGACAGTTTTGAATACGAGGGCACGACATACCCGATTGATTTATCGTTTGACAACGTCCTTGATGTTTTTGAGATTACGGCAAGAAAAGATATTGTGGACATAGAAAAGATACATCTGGCACTTGCGTTGCTGATAGGCGACAGGGAGCTAGACAGCACGACAGCGGTTGCCCTGTACAAACATATCGAAAGCGAGTTTTTAGCGAAAGCTCAAAGAAAAGCCGTGCAGTATGACGTACTGGGAAACGAAATGCCGATGTATGCAGGAGATGAAGACGAAGGAAAGCATTTTAGCATGGCGCAGGACGCTGACCTAATATATGCGTCATTTCTAGCGGAGTACAATATCGACCTGATAGAAGAGCAAGGGAGGCTACATTGGTATAAGTTTCAGGCGTTATTGCAGGGGTTGTCCAGCGAATGTATCTTGCAAAGAGTGATACAGATACGACTCTGGAAACCAAAGAAAGGTGATAGCGCAGAGTACAAGAAGGGTATGCGAAAGTTACAAGATTATTACAGGCTGAAAGACGAGGACTAAGAGATGTCAAGTGGCGAAGTAAAAATTAAAATTACAGTTGACGGCAAGCCTGTCCATGAAGCTACAAAGAGCCTTAAAGATTTTCAGTCAGCGGCTTCAGGTATTGGGGAAGCGAGCGATGGTGTCAGCAAAAAGACTGACGGTCTAGGCACAAGCGTCAAGACCCTTGCGGCATCTCTAGGTCTGGTAAAGATAGCGTCAGCGGCATTTGATATTCTGAAATCCAGCGTGAGTGCGGCGGTCAAAAGGTTTGACGCCTTACAGTCTGTCCCGAAAGTTCTTGAAGCACTGGGAGCGGAGTCTGATGACGCAGAACGCTCAATAAAGCGGTTGGCGGATGGGATTGAAGGATTGCCGACTTCTCTTGATGAAATCTCCAGCACAATGAAATCCATGTTTTTGGTGTTCAGGGACGCAGACAAGGCGACCGACTCTGCATTGGCT